CGGATACAGTTAACCGAGATTGCTGGTTTAATATTTCGCCTTACATAAAAGATGAAATCGAGAACATCGCACCGAGTGCAATAACTCCAACAGATGAGGATTCAAATATGTGGCGCAAAGTTGAAGTTACAACCTATTGGAAAGTAAATTTAAACGATGAATGGACTGAATTAGAAGTACAAGATTTTGTTGCAGTAAATGGATATAACAATTATCAAGGTGGCTACAATCAATCTATTGAATCAGATGTTGTTTACTTAACTAATCCAAACGTAAATATTTATCGCTCCGATAACGAGCAATATTTTAACATATTAGTAGATTACGATTGGAACGATGGGTACGATTTGATTTATAGATATAGAAATTTAGCAGGTACAACTATTGAAAACGTAAAAGCAATAAACTTAGTAGATGAAATTACAGGTATTTTTATGATGAAAGTACCTTATAGAGGTGATGTTGCTGGACAAGAAAACGGAAATAGCGTACAAGTTATATTGAATCCTGATGACGTACAACCTCAAATATACTTCTTAAATGGAGACGATTGTCTTTACACACCGATAAAATGCAGTTTTGTAAACTCAAAAGGTGGGTGGCAATACCTAACATTCTTTAAAGCTAGAACAGATAGCTACGATGTAAAGAGTAAAGGTTTTAATTTACTTGCTGATGCAGTTGATTACAACCCATTAAGAGGGCAAAAGAAAGAGTTTAACTTTAATTTGATGCAAAGCGTTAAGTTAAATACTGGATGGGTAGATGAAAATACAATCGAGTTACTTGTAGAATTAATGACAAGTGAAACTATTTTACTAGATAATGAACCTGCAAAGTTAAAAGACAAATCTTTGCAAAAGAAAACAAGGTTAAAAGACAAAATGATTAATTACGAAATGAATTTTGAGTACTCGTTTAACCTAATAAATGACGTAGATTAAATGAAAAACGTTGCCTTATATATTTACATAGATGAGTTAATTGATGACGTTATAACGCCAATTAGACACCGTTTGGAATTATTTGCCGATGAATCAATTAGCGTTACTTCATCGATTCAAAATTTTAGGGATTTGGGTAAGATATTTACGGATTACTCTAAAGCATTTACTATTCCAGCATCTGACCATAATAACAAAATTCTTTACCATTGGTATAATAGCGAAGTAGGTGCAACGGTTATCGATTCTCCTTTAAATTTAACCGATGCATTCGACCACAGAATAACATATTTTGGATATATTGAAATTGACACCATTCCATTTAGATTTGGAAAGTGGTCGCTGAAAGGCAGTAAAAAAACAGATAATAAGATTGAAAGTTACTCGATTAATTTTACGGGTAATTTAGTGCAATTAAAGGAAAGGTTTAAGGATGACAAATTAAACTCACTAGCTTACTTTGAGGATGGTGTAAGAATTAGCTATTACGATGAATTAAATCACTTGTATAACCTTGCAAATGTGCAGGCAAGAGTAACTGATGATAATTATGATATACTTTACCCATTAATTGGAACAAAAAGAAAATTATTTCTATCAGCAGGAGCAACCGCAGCGGATAACATTTCAACTACTGCTGGAAAGTTAATGTTTAACGAGATATTTCCAGCGATAAGAGTAACAAAGATTTTAGAGTACATTCAAGGCGCATACGGAATTACATTTACTGGCGCATTTATTGAAAGTTTGACTTTTAGCAGGTTATTTCTTTACCTTAAAAATCAAGACCAGTTTACAATCAAACCTGAATTATTAAAAATAGATTTTACAAGCAAAGATGCCAATACAAGAATAGAAGATTTTTTTGGAGGTTTTATAGATACTGCAACTGGAATTGGATTTACAACTTTAGATTTAGCAACTGATGTTTTAACATTTAACTCAACATCAATAAATCAATTTTTTGACCCTCCTGCTACACCTTCGGGATATTCTCCTACTATTTCAAATAGTAGGTCTTTAAAGCTAAAAATAACAACAGCTTCGACAAACCCATATAATGTATTTGTTTATAATAATGGTATTTTATTTTCATCATTTTCAAATTTAGTAGGAACGCAAGAATTATCAATTATATCAAATCAACTTGCAAATAATTTAACGCCAGTTTATTTATTTAATTTTTATGTAAGTAGTGAAAGTGGAATAACTTTTACAAGTGAATTAAAGCGCACAATTAAAAGAACAGGTTTTTTTAATCCAGGACCATTTAGCGGAGGTTTTGTCGGCACATATACAGAGTACCAAGTAGTAAAAGGAACAAGCGCATCACAAACAACAGCATCAAATATTGACATTAAATCATTCGTTCCCGATATTAACGTGGTTACATTTATGGAGGGATTGATTAAGATGTTTAATTTAATGGTAATACCAACATCCGACACTTCATTTAATTTGCAACCTTTAGTAAATTACTATTCAGATGGTGCAAATATAGATATTACAGAATACGTTAATACAGATAGCACCGAAATAAACCCTCCACAATTATTTAAACGCATAGCTTTTAAATACGAAAACTCAATCAATAGGTTGAATGAAATTTACAGAGGTTTATTTAACAAAGAATATGGCGATTTGAATTTTGAAAATCAAAATAGTGCATTTGTTGAAACTTACGAAGTAGCTTTACCTTTTGAAAATTTTATGTTTGAAAGGGAAACGGACACGAACTTTATTACAGCTACGATGTTTGATAAAGATAACAACGCATACGTGCCGAAGCCGAGTTTAATTTATTGCAATGCGGAGCAATCCGTAACACCTGCTATAAAAATTTCAAACGGAACTACCACAAATGACATAAGCACTTATGTAAGATTTTCAAACGAGTTAGAGTTAGCGGCAACAGATTTGAGTTACGTTCAATCTTTGAATTGGGGTGCAGAAATTTCCTCTTGGTTTTTAGATATAAATTTTAGTGGCTTGTACGATAGCTTCTATTCAGATTATATTGAAAATCTATTTAACCAGCGCACTAGAATTTTAAAATTAAAAGCGATGTTACCAACGTCTTTGATTTGTTCAATACGATTAAAAGACAAATTGATAATTTCAAATAAAAGGTATATTATTAATACAATGACACCCGAATTAACGAGCGGTGAAACTTCTTTTGAATTGATTTTAGATAACAGCGCAGCAACAGATGAGGGAAGTCAAGTATTACGATTGACAAGTATTCAAACGATGTTACTTGACAATACAGCACAAAATATAGAGTTGCAAATATTTTTAAAAGACTTTGATGCGTGGCGTTCAAAAGTAGCGGCTGGTTTCTTATTTGGAACTTACTCAAGCGGTGGCAATCAATACAAAGATGGTTTATTAAATGTTGCAGTTCCAGCCAATACAACGGGCGTTAATAGAACGGATGACGTACTTTTAGAGTATTATATGGGAGCAGTACTAACAATTATAAGAATACAAATAAATCAAAATGCTTAAACAAATACTAGAAATGCTACATAATATCGATAACTGTCAAGGTTATGAGAATATACAGATAGCTAAAGGGAAATATGAATATACTACTAATTTATTTAAACTACTTAAAAGAACAGTAATATGGCAATAGAAAAGGTTGTTGAAATAAAAGTAAACACAAATGTAGATAATGCTTCTTCTAAATTAAACACTCTAAAAACTAATTTAAAAGATGTAGGCAATCAAGCAAAACAAACAACTACAGAAGTATCAGGACTTTCAAAAGCGCAAGATGCAATAAACGCTATTGGTGATGGTGTAAGTAAATTAAATCCTGCTTTTGGTTCTGCAATTAAAGGAGCAAATGGTTTGCTTCTTAAAATGTGGGAAATGGTTGCGAATCCAGTAGGTGCTATACTTGCTGGAATTGTTGTTACTGCAAAATTTTTATACGAAGCGTTCCAAAGTTCTGTAGCAGGTGGTAAAGAATTAAAAACAATTTTCGCAGCTATTTCAGCGGTTGGTGCGCAAGTTAAAGATGCTATGTTTGGACTAGGTAGAGCGTTAATAGATGTGAGTGTCGCTGCTTATAAGTTTATTACTTTAGACTTTAAAGGTGCTGCTGAATCAATGAAAAGCGCAAACAAAGAAGCAACTGAAAGCTACAATCAATTAAGTGATGCAGTTGATGGTACTACATTTACAATAATTAAAAATTTAGAAAAGCAACAACAAGCAAACGACAAAGCAAGGAAAAATCAAGCGGTAGTTCAATCTGAAACAAATAAACTTTTAGTTCAATCACGCGAAATTTTAACAGATGAGACTACAAGCATAAAAGAAAAAAAGAAGGCGCTAGAAGAAGTAACAAAAGCAGAAAAAGCATCAAGTGCTGAAAAGGTTAGAATTGCAGCAGAAGATTTAAGAATAGCAAAAGCAAGGGCTGCACAAATGGGTGGCGAAGCAGAAAAGAAAGCAAAACAAGAGTTAAGAGAATTAACGATTGCTTTAAATGAAGCTGAAACTGAAAACGCTATGACGGGCATTAAGTTGAACAAACAACGTAAAATGTTAAATCGTCAGGAAGTAGCAGACCAAAAAGAAAAAAATGATGCTATTGCTGCTGCAAATAAAATAAGAACAGATGCAGAAGCTGCTCAATTAAAACTTGAAGAAGATGAAAGAAAAAGAATAGCAAAAGAAAATTTAGATGCTTTAATGGCTTCTGCAAAAGATGCTTTAAATATTGTAAATGAATTAAATAAATCTTACGAAACACCTGCACAAAAAGAAACAAGAGAATACAATGAAAAAAAGGCGGTATTAGAAGCCAATAATTTAAGTACGCAATTACTAACTCAAAAGCATTTAGAAAATTTAGCTTTAATAACAAAAACAGATGCAGAAAAGAAAGCTGCTGATGACAAAGCTGTTGAGGATAAAAAAGCGGCAGAAGCAGCTGAAAGAGAAAAACGAAAAAATGATGTTATTGCTGCGTCAAAACAAAATTTAAGTAATATAATATCAGGTTTAGAAACTACTGGATTAGCAAAAACAAAAGCAGGGCAACAAATTTCAAAAGCACTAGCGTTAACACAAATAGGTATAGATTCAGCTGTAGCAATATCTAAGGCATCAACTTTAGCAAATGCGGAAGGTGTTGCTGCTCAATTAGCTTTTCCAACAGTTCCCGGAATTGGTACAATAGCAAGAGTTGTGTCTTATGCTTCAACTACTTTATCTGTTTTAGGAAACATAGCAAGAGCAAAGCAATTATTATCTAGTGGCGGTGCAGGTGGTGGTTCATCAAGTGGTGGCGGTGGTGGAGCACCAAGTCCAACAGGTGGAGGCGCAGCTGCTCCTCAATTTAATGTAGTAGGTAATAGCGGAGTAAATCAATTAGCAAATGTACTAAACACACAAGAACAAACACCAGTTAAAGCGTATGTAGTTCCTAGTGATGTAACTACTGGACAATCATTAGACCGTAATATAATTAGAAACGCAAGTTTAGGATAAATAAAACAAAATGTAAATAATTAAATTATAAAAATATGAAAGTAATAGAATTAATAATTGACGAAAAAGAAGACTTGGCAGGTGTAGATGCAATTTCTGTAGTTGAATTTCCAGCAATAGAAGAAAACTTTATAGCATTAAACCAAGAATTACAATTAGCAAAAGTAGATGACGAAAAAAGAATTTTAATAGGTGCTGCATTAATACCTAATAAGAATATTTATCGTAGAAATGGTGAAGAAGAATATTATATTTTCTTTTCAAATGAAACAGTACGAAAAGCAAGTGAGTTATTTTTAATGAATAGCAATCAAAACAACGCAACACTAGAACACGATAAAAAATTAAAAGATTTAACTGTAGTTGAAAGTTGGATTGTTGAAGACCTAGAAATGGATAAATCTAAAAAGTATGGTTTAAATGCGCCAGTAGGAACTTGGATGGTAACTATGAAAGTTAATAACGATACAATTTGGAATGACTTTGTAAAGACTGGTAAAGTAAAAGGATTCAGTATTGAAGGGTACTTCGCTGACAAATTAGAAATGAGTTTACAAAAAGAAAAAGAACTTGAATTAATAGAAAAAATAAAATCAATAATAACTAAATATAATAAATAAAATGGGAAACAAAACAAATTCGCCAAAAGGCGGTAAAAGAGGGTGTTTATGTGACGATTCAACGTACAGTTCAAAATGTTGTGAAGGTGAATTAATCAATCAAGGTATTGGTAGCACATTAGAACAAGGAACTTCAACTGTAACAAACGAAAACGGAGTTAGAACAATGGTTAGAATAAATGGTTAATTTATCTATTGCTTTGCAATTTATAACAAAATTAAATTATAATAATTTAACTAATAAATAATAATTATAAATATGAATGTAATTAACGAAATTAAAACTCTTTTGGGTATGGAAGTAAACCTTGCTCAAATGAAACTTAAAGACGGTGTTACTGTTATTGAAGCAGAAATGTTTGAAGCAGAACAAGCGGTTTTTATTGTAAATGGTGAGGAAAAAGTTCCAGTGCCAGTTGGTGAATACGAACTAGAAGACGGAATGATTCTAGTAGTAACAGTTGAGGGTGTAATTGCTGAAATTAAAGAAATGGTAATTGAAGAAGAAGCACCTGAATCTGAAGTAGAAGTAGAAGTTGAAGCACAAGCGGAAACATCTACACCGAAAAGAATTGTAGAATCAGTTTCAAAAGAAATGTTTTTTGCTGAAATTGAAAAACTACAAGCACAAATTGCTGAATTAAAAACAGCAAAACAAGAATTAAGTTCAGATGTTGTTGTTGAACCATTAACACATTCGCCTGAAGTTAGAAACGAAGTAAAACTAAACAAATTATCACCTAACCGCCAAATGACGACACAAGACATCGTTATGGCTAAACTATTTAATTAAATTATGGCTACAACTACAAGTATTACAACTACTTATGCTGGAGAATTTGCTGGAAAGTATATTTCTGCTGCATTATTATCAGGTTCTACTATCGCAAATGGCGGTATTGAAGTAAAACCAAACATTAAATTTAAAGAAGTTATCAAAAGAATTGCAACTGACGGAATCGTTAAAAATGCAACTTGTGATTTTGATGCTACTTCTACTGTAACACTAACTGAAAGAATTATTACTCCTGAAGAATTTCAAGTAAATCTACAGTTGTGTAAAAAAGACTTCCGTTCAGATTGGGAAGCAGTTCAAATGGGTTACTCTACATTCGACAATTTGCCACCAGCATTTGCTGATTTCTTATTAGCACACGTAGTAGCTAAAATTGCTGAAAAAACAGAGCAAAACATTTGGAAAGGTGCTACTGCTACTGCTGGTGAGTTTGACGGATTTGTTACACTAGCTACTGCTGATGCAACTGTTTTAGATGTAGCGTCTCCTGCTTCAGGTGGTGTAACTGCTGCTAACGTAATTGCTGAAATGGGTAAAGTAGTAGATTTAATTCCTGCTACACTTTACGGAAAAGAAGACTTATACTTATACGTTTCACAATCTGTAGCTAGAGATTATGTTCGTGCATTAGGTGGGTTCGGTGCATCAGGTTTAGGTGCTAACGGTACAAACGCTATGGGAACACAATGGTGGAACAACGGTTCACTTTCTTTTGATGGTGTTAAAATCTTTGTTGCAAACGGAATGGCAAATGATTATATGATGGCTGCACAAAAATCTAACTTGTATTTCGGAACTGGTTTATTAAACGACCAAAACGAAGTAAAAGTTATCGATATGCAAGATATTGACGGAAGTCAAAATGTAAGAGTAGTAGCAAGATTTACTGCAGCAGTTCAATACGGAATTGGTTCAGAGATTGTTCTTTACACTCCTGCAGCATAATCATTATAAATAAATTCTAAAAGGGTGGTGGAATAAACACCACCTTTTTTTTAACTTTTAAATACTAAAAAATTATGGCTTGTGATATTACATTAGGGCGTTTAGAGCCCTGCAAAAACAACGTAGGTGGTTTACGTGCTGCTTACTTTGTTAATTATGGTGATTTAATTGGAGTAACTTATGATGTTACAGATACTGATGCGATTGTTTCTGTAACTGGTGACCCTACTGCATACAAATATGATTTAAAAGGAACAAATAGTTTAGACCAAACTATAACTTCATCACGTGAAAATGGAACTACATTTTTTGACCAAAGTTTAAAACTTCAGTTGAAAGATTTAACTCCTGCTATGCACAAACAAGTAAAACTATTGTCTTATGGTCGCCCACTAGTTATCGTAGAAGATAACAACGGGAACTTATTTCTTTGTGGTTTACAGCACGGAATGGAAGTAACAGGTGGAACTATTGTAACTGGTGCTGCTATGGGTGATTTATCAGGATATACTTTAGAGTTTAAAGGAATGGAAAAATTACCTGCTAACTTTATTTTAGACGATTTAGACAGTGCTGGTTTTACAGTTGTTGTAGGAGTATAATAATATATGTTTTTTAATAAAGGGTGGCTTAGGTCGCCCTTTTTTATTTTAAAACAATTTGCAAATTAAATTATTATTTAATAAAAGTTGTTATGATAGTTTTAAGAGATTCAACATACACACAAAATTTTAAGTTTATGCCACGAAGCTATAATATTAGTTTAATGGTATTTCACAACGAAATGGAAAATGTAGATTTTACTATAACAAATCCAGTTTTAGTTACAGAGAAATATTGGATGCAATTTGAAGAGGATTTACAATTTGAATTTTTAAAAGAAAATCATACTTATACACTAACTTGTTTTGATGGTGATACTATTGTATATCGAGATAAAATAATGGTTACAAATCAAGAAATTTCTGAATATACAATAAATCAAGGTGTGTATGTTCAAAATGTTACTTCAAACGAATTTATAATATATGAATAATATATCAGTAGTTAATTTATCGGCTTATACATCGCCTGAAATTAAAGAAAACAAAAAAGCAAATTATATCGAGTATGGTTCAGATAATAACTATTTTCAATACTTAATTGATAGGTATTTATATTCAGCTACAAATGGCTCTATTATTACTGGTATTACTAATATGATATACGGAAAAGGTATTTCGGCACTAGACGCTAATAGAAAACCTAACGAATATGCACAATTTGTTTCTTTAATAAAAGGTGATTGTTTAAAGAAAGTAGCATTAGAACGCAAACTTCTAGGAATGGGTGCTATTCAAGTAGTAATGGAAAAAAAGATGGTTAAATCTATTGACCATTTTCCTATGCACACATTAAGAGCAGCAAAATGTAACGAGAAAGGCGAAATAGAAAATTGGTATTATCACCCTGATTGGACAAAATATAAACCTAGCGAAAAACTAAAAACAATTCCTGCTTTTGGTTTTGGTAACGGTAATGAAGTTGAAATTTATATTGTAAAACCTTATGTTAGTGGATTTCATTATTACACACCAATAGATTATTCAGGTGCTTTACCTTATGCTTTTTTAGAAGAACAGATAGGAGACTATTTAATTAACGATATTTCAAACGGATTTAGTGGAACTAAAGTTATCAATTTTAACAATGGTATTCCTAGCGAAGAAATGCGTGACCAAATTAAGCGTGATGTTTTAAGTAAAGTAACTGGAGCAAGAGGTGAAAAAGTAATTGTGGCTTTTAATGCAAATGCAGAAAGTAAAACAACAGTTGAAGACTTACCATTAACAGATGCACCAGCACACTATGAATATTTAAGCAAAGAATGTTTTGAAAAGTTAATTGTAGGACATAGAGTTACTTCACCAATGCTTTTAGGAGTTCGTGATTCAGGAGGTGGTTTAGGCAACAATGCAGACGAAATTAAAACTGCTACTTTATTATTTGACAATATAGTAATTAAACCATATCAAGATGAATTATGCTACGCTATTGACCAAATTTTAGCAGTTAATAATATTTCGTTAAAACTATATTTTAAAACTATACAACCTTTAGAGTTTACTGATTTAGAAAACACACAAACACAAGAACAAGTAAAAGAACAAACTGGTTTGAGTTCACATACTTGTTTAAGTTCAGAATTTACAGATGAAGAAGGCGATGTATTACTAGAATCATTAAATGGTGAAACAATAGATGAAGAATGGGAATTAGTAGATAAACGTGAATATTCAGATAAAAATATTTCTATTGAAGAATGGGCAAATTCTAAAATAAAAGCAAAAGATAATTTATTTCAACAATTAGCAGACTTTATTAAATCAAAACCAAGTGAAAAAAGTTCACTAGATAAAGGAATTTATAAAGTACGTTATGAATATGCTGAAAGATATTCAAGCGGTAATTCACGTGAATTTTGTAGAAGAATGATGAGTAGAACTTCTAACGGAGTTGTTTACAGAAAAGAAGACATTGACCAAGCTAGTTTTTCGGGTGTAAATAATGAATTTGGACATAACGGTCAAAATTATTCACTTTTTAAATATAAAGGCGGAGTTAATTGTGGTCACGTTTGGAATGAAAATCTTTATAGACTAAAAACAAAAACAGACGGAACGCCTTACGTTGATAAAGCATTAAGTTCAAGTGAAGAAGTAGATAGTATTGCTGGTTATAACCCAAACCCTAGTGGATGGTCAGAAGCACAAATAGCACCAATAGATATGCCAAATAGAGGACATCACCCAAATTTTAAAGGATAACAAATGGCACAGGCATTATTCATAAGTAGAGATGACATTATTAAATTTACTGTATTAAACGGAAATATAGATACAGATAAGTTTATACAGTTTATTAAAATAGCGCAAGACGTACACATACAAAACTATTTAGGGACTAGGTTGTTTAATAGACTTAATGACGATATAGTAAATGACGATTTAACTCAACCATATAGCGACCTTTTAAGCATTTATATTAAACCTATGCTAATACACTGGGCTATGGTAGAGTTCTTGCCTTATGCAGCATATACAGTAGCAAATAAAGGTGTATTTAAACATAATTCAGAGAATAGCACAAATGTAGATAAAAACGAAATTGATTTCTTAATAGCAAAAGAACGTGACGTAGCACAAAGTTACACAAATCGTTTTATAGACTATATGTCTTTTAATCAAGTTAGTTTTCCTGAATATAATGCTAATTCAAATGCTGATGTATTTCCTGATAAAGATGCAAATTTTACAGGATGGGTAATATAAGTTATAAACCAAAAGATATAAACGTAAAAAAATTACATTTATTTTTAAAACAAATAGAAAATGAATCAACTAAATTTCCAGCACATAAAGTCGGACACGTTCGACGAAGTGGACTTTCAAATAAAAATAAATGATGTTGAAGTAGATTTAACTGATACTGTTATTCGTATGCAATTACGAAAAGAATATGGCGGTGTAGTTGGTTTATCTTTAACATCTGTAGGTAATGCTGGAATAACTATTACTGATGCTGTAAACGGTTTATTTAAAATCAATACGCAAATCATAAACATACCAGCGTTTAACTATATTTATGATATAGAATTTAATTTTGATGGTGAAGTAAAGACATATATTTCAGGTAATTTTCTAATTAGAAACGATGTAACACGATGAGCGACATTATAGACATAACGGTACAAGAAACGATTGATGTAGTTGATATTACGGTAAACCCTAATATTATTGAAGTTAATGTAACGAGAACAAGCGGAGGCGGTGGTTCGCAAACACTAGCGCAAACTTTAGCTTTAGGAAATACAACTGGCGGCGAAAATATTGTTATCAATAACGCCGATGCGATACAATTACAAAATGGTTCTTTACTAAAAAAAGGAACTTACGATTTTGGAGGCGCTGGTGGTATTTCTAGAGTATGCTCAAATCAATATGAGGATATGTGGCAAAATGGATTTAGACACGTATTTGACCAATCAGGATTTATAAGAAATTCAAGTAATGGATTTGATTTAGTTCCAGATGAAACTTTTGATGTAACATTACGATTTAAAGTTGGTTCATTTTGGAGTTTAGACAATGGCGATACTTACATTTGTACAGATAACACAGAGGGAGCAGCAGTTTGGGAAATTTATAGCGTTGCTGGTATTCCTACACTTACTGAAGTATTAGCGCAAACTGAAAACACCGTAGTAGATACAGCAATTCTTTTTCAAAATACTGCAAATGATTTTGAAACAAGTATTAATGAATATGGGGATGGTGGTATAATTTTAAGAAGCACAGTTAATAATACTTCAACAGTTAT